GTTGGGAAATCCGTCTCGGCGACGACCGCAGACAAATTCTCTTAGCGCCCGAAGTCTACAGCATATATAAAAGAACGTTTCAAAACAGCTACTAAGCAATTCAAAGAAGAACGGGACAGAGAGGACTTCTTCTCATTCAGAAAATTTTGGAGGAGCCGTGGGGTAATGCGTTTCAATTTATAAGAACCGAAACGGGGGAGAATGTGAGACCTGATCAGACTTTTATATAATTTAACAGTATTCGTCTTATAGCTACCCTCTACTTCCAGTACTTCAAGAATCCAAAGTGCATAAAAATCTTCCATAGAAATATTGGAGGCCGTATCAAAAGAACCCGCTCGATCTGCTTCCGCCTGTGCTTGACGCCACATCTTATTTGTCTCGGATTTAGAAATAGAGCCGGCACGCTCAATCTTTTTGCGGTTGCCGGATTCATCTCTTATCTCTACAGTGTAGTAATACTTATTACCCCGTTTTCTGATATACATACAAAATACTCCAAGAATGTGAAATAATGGTAAATGTTGTTAAATAAAAGTAATTAATTTGAGAAACATTGACAATTTTTGATATAATTAGATTAAAGAAGGGAGGAACTCAAAATGATAACTGCAATGGATGTAGCGAATTTCTTTATTGATTTGACAAACAATTCAAAAACAGATGACAAAATGACAAATTTAAGAATTAATAAGCTGCTGTACTTTGCACAAGGAGAGTACCTCGCGAAATATGGCACGCCACTATTTGATGAAGATATGGAGGCTTGGACTTACGGACCGGTAGTGCCGATTGTGTACAATACATTTAAACCTCTAAAGAGTACCCCTATACAGGGGGTGACCGATGAGTATGATCCTTCCGTCTTTACCAGAGATAACCGTCTGTTCTTAATAGATATTTTAGCTAAATATGGAATATACTCTACAAGGCATCTGGTAGAAATGACACATATGAAAGGCACGCCGTGGGATAATGTAAATCAATCGGAAGTCATTTCTAAAGAATCAATGGAAGAGTTTTTTAAGGAAAGGGAAACCACCTGTCAACCGAAAGAATATAGTGAAGAATGCTTTATCGGACATAGAGATAAAGAAGGATTTTTGGTCTTGCCCAAAGAGTGGGACGATTAATGAAAAACAAATGGGAACTCTGGTGGGCAAGGGTAAAGTTTGAAGACTCTGATGAAATCAAGACACGGCCTGTTATTGTTTTTGATAATCAAGCTGCCTATATCGTTTCTTTCAAGGTCACATCACATGACGCAAGAAAAAAGTTTAATGGTGAATATATCATCATGAAATGGAAAGAAGCAGGATTGACCAAACCGTCCGTTGTGAGACTTTCTAAAATGCTCAAAATGCAGGAAAGTGATTTTTTGAAAAAGATAGGAGATTTAGAGGATACCGATATATATGGCATTGCCACACTTGTCAGGTTTTATTACAACCTATAGAGCAGGAAGTGCCGTGTAAAAGCGGTACTTTTTAAATGCAAAAATCTTTATAATAATATTTATTTCCACGTTTGCGGATGTACATAATTTAAAACTCTCTTTTTTAATTTTTATAAGTTGAGTGACGGGATGGCAATCCCACCATGAGTGAAATACGAGCATCGTCAATCTTCTTGTTTAAATCACTTATGTCAGCAGATAAATTATTTAGCGATGACTCGTGATCGTCATATTTATATTTTAGATTTTCAATATCGGTAGATAATTTGGTTAATTCACGAGAATTATCTAAATAAGAAAAATCTCTTTTTAGATTATAAATCTGCCATTGCTGAAATCCGATAACGATTAACATAAGCAATATAAGAGTGTATAAGATATTATTTTTTGACAGCAGTTTTTGAAAATGCATAATTGCTCCTTTATTTTGTTTCTTCCCATTGCGAACCATATTTATTATCCGGGGCAGAAGGTTTAAATGCCCAGTACAGTAAAAACAGTAGATAAAACAGATTTATAATGGCTGCCGATTTGTTAAAGGTGTGATTTAGAATGAATAATACCAGAATCCAATAACCGGCACGTCCGATGTCATGAAGCCGCCGTGTGAATAATGCATATACAGTAACAGTTGAAAAAATATATAAAATCAAAAAAGGGATCCCAATTAAATACTTTGGGTGACTGGGAGTGAGAAGAGTATCAAATACCGCTCCTGCGGATAAGATTTCAATAATAGCCAATGGAATAAAAAATATCCAAAACTCTTTGCGGGTACTTCTGCCATTGAAAGAAAACATGAATCTTTTAAACCGTTGAAAGAGTAATGGGAAAGGAAGGCTTTTTGTAGTTTTCATGAGAGAATCTCCTTACATTTTACAGAATCATATTTTTAGAAAAACCTTTTGGAAATCTACAGTTATGAGGTTTCCTCTTTTTCTTTTATTTTAGGAGAAACCACTTTATATTGAACTTCTATAACCGCATCTACTGTGGCTTTTCCTGCGGGGGAAAGTGCACGGTATTTTTTTATGAATTCTTCTTCGTGGCGGGTAAGAGAAATATTGGAAGTAGACCATTCTTTTTTCATTTCAGAGGTTCTAATAAATTCAGAGCGGCCTATAATCCACATGGGGTTTACTGAGAGTGCATTCGCGATAGAATTTATAATTGGCATTTTAATTTTTTGAATGGTTCCTTGTTCATACCTGGTGATTGTAGAAGCAGATACTTGAATTCGTTTTGCCAGTTCTTTTCTTGTGATTTCAATATCTTCACGAGATTGTTTTATTCTTTTACCGATACTTAAATTGTCCAAAATATATTCACCTCATTTCCTTTTTTATAATAACATTAAGTATTGCTATACGCAATAAATAAAAGCATGACGCAAAAAATAATTGCATAATGCTATTGACAAGATAAAAAAGGAATGATATCTTAGGTTTAAGAAATTGCACTATGCAATAAATGGGCGGAGGTGAGAAAGTATGAATGCAAAAAAAATCAAGGCAAGAATGATAATTATGGGATTAACACAAAAAAATATTGCGGAAGTATGGGGATGCGCAACAGCCACTGTGAGCCAAAAGCTTACCGGGTATAGACCTATATCGTTGAATGAAGCAAATTTATTAGCAGAAAAACTAAATTTAACTGATAAAGAGTATTATGAATATTTTTTTGCCACAAATATTGCGTAGCGCAATAAAAGAGAGAAAAAAGAGAGGGTATAAAAATAACTATGGAAATCAATTTTGAACTTGAACGTGAAAAGTTAAAAGAAGCGGCCGCGCCGCTGGTCAACTATCTTCGAAAGAGACAAACGCCTGAAACTACGGCAATAGTCACAGGCGCAAGTGTAGAAATATTAAGTACGGATATTCATGTCCCTTTTGAAAACGAATGGAATTAAAAAATGAAAAAAGAAATTATTCCAGATGACACGGACAGGCTGTTATCTGTAGAAGAGGTGGCAGAACGTTTGCGGACGGGAAAACAGTTTGTCCGCAGGCTAATCAACGCAGGACTTCTTCCTGCACTATCTTTCCGGCGGAACAGGCGGATAAGGAAAGTAAGCCTGAATAAGTTCTTGGAAAAGTACGATGGACAGGATCTGTATGAAGTACTGGAGGGGAAACAATGAAAGCGTTGATAGCATTTATCGCCATTGTCTTGGGGGCGGGAATGTATGTACAAGCACCGCCTCAATTAATCAGTTATGCGGTGACTGCAAATAAAGGCGATACTTTGTGGGATATCTGCTCAAGAATTGCCACTGAAAAGGAAGATGTACGGGAGATCGTATATCGGGCAAAACAAGAGAACAATATAAAAGATCCAAATGAATTACAACCAGGACAGGAAATCATTGTAAGAGTAGAAAGGACTAAAGAATGAAAGAGATAAACATAAACGGGCAGATGATCTATGTTGCTCATCCGTACGGAGGAAATGAAGAAAATATAAGACGCGCGGCGGAGTGCTTAAGAAAACTCAAAAAAATGTACCCGGATCAAACATTATTCTCACCGCTGCACAATTGGGACTGGGACTCCTACGATGCTGACCATCAGGCAAAGCCGATGCAGGACTGCCTTACGGTATTGAAGAAGTGCGACGGAATTATTCTTTGCGGGATGTGGCGGAAGAGCATGGGGTGCATGCAGGAATACGCGGCGTCCTGTGTATTGGGGATTCCTGCATTTGAACTTGATACGTTTGGAGTGAGGGAGATCCTGTGATTAAGTGGATTAATTAAAAGAAGGAGACTAATCATGAAAAAAGAAATAGAAAGAATAATAAGTGGACGTACGCTTTTCTGTTGTGGATATCGGATCCGCCGCGTGGCTGGAATACTTTGTTACAAAAAAGATGTAGATGATGAGTATAGATCACTTACATCGGTAGCGTTAAAAGAATTGATATCAACGGATAAAAGATATAGAAGAGCAATAATCGCCGCAAGAAAAGGAAGAGTGGAAATGAAATTTAACGAAAGAAAATATGAAAAATGGGTAAAAAAGGGACTTGAGAAGGCGAAAGACTATGCGCATAAAGATGGGACTGAGGCCGGACCTATAACTGAATTTATAAGAAATATAATGGAAGATGCTTTTTATGAAGGATATATGGCGGCAAAAGAGGAAAAATTCCATGGCAAGATTTCAATTATCTAAAACAGAATTCAAGAAACTCTGCGATCTGGTCAAGCAACGGGACATAGATCTTGCGGAAACGTACTATGAATGCCTTGGAGAATATCCGCCGCGAAACAACATAGAAATTCACCATCATGTACATGTAGGGAACTTTGGGGCAGATAAGGAAGACAATCTTATCTCTTTGTCATATACAACTCACCGATTCAAACTCCACGGACTCAATGCGGATATAAAAAAACATATGGAGAGAAACATTGAAAAGTATCTGTACAGTCCAGAAGTAAAAGTATGGAGAGAGACACACAGAGAAGAATTGGAAGCCATCTACAAAACCGAAGAAGAGTATCGACTAAAGATTCTGCAGAAAAAGCACAAAGTAAAGAAGAGATACCCATGGGCAAAATACTGACACTTTCCGGCGGGAAAGAAATAGAAATATATACAAATGAGCATTGTCCGCTCTGCGGGAAAGAAACTTACCAGACGGTATGCTGCCATTTTCACAAAGCAAACGTTTGTTACAAGCACTGCGGGGAATGCAGGAATTTCAAAAAAGAATTTCAACAGTGTGTATATAAACCGCTGCCGAAAGAAATTAGAAGATTTTGCAAAGAAAAAACGACCGGGAAGTGAGAGTCCCGATCGCCGTGCCGAAGCAACAAATTAATCTATACAAATTATAGTGCATGGCACGGAAAAAGTCAAGAAAATAAGGGGCGGGAACGCCTCTTTGAGACCTTGATATTCCTATTATTTTAACGACAATCAATCGAAAATACTCTATGGAGAAAATATCGTGCCGTACATGAAAGAAATTTTCCATTTTCCAGGCGGAATGGAAATAAAAAAATATCACACCTGGCGGCTGGGTGGAAAGAAAACAAGAAATCCGAACGAAAGCGAAACGGAATCCGCCGTACAAAAAGGAAACACCAGGCGGGCAAAAGAAAAATTATACAGAGTCATTCTCACAAATTTCCAAAGGGATGACTGGAGGTTGGATCTCACGTACAGAGATCCGCCGCCCGATCCGGAAGAAGCTCAAAGCAGGATCAGGAAATTCCTGCGGAACCTGAAAAACCTGTACAGGAAATTCCAAGAGGAATTGAAGTATATCTATGTAACTGAATATAAGGGTCACAGAATCCACCACCACCTTCTGATCAATGCATCAATGAAAATCCAAAGAAAAGACATAAGAGAGAAATGGACATGGGGAGAACTGAACTACAGGTCATTTCGATACTTTGATGGAACGCCGGAAGACTGCAGGCGGTTGGCAGAGTACCTCTGTAAAGAAACGGACGAAACCATAAGAGAGCCTGGAGCGGTACAGAAAAAAAGATGGAATGCCAGCCGCAATCTGAAACGTCCCAAGGTTACAAAATATAAAATCTACTCCAGGCATTGGAAAGAAAATCCAAGTACCCCCAAAGGATACCGGATAGAAAAAGTGGAAAATGGGTATACACAGGAGGGGTACCCGTACCAATACTACAGAATGACGAGGGAGGTGCAGCAGAAAAAGAAAATCGTTTTCAAATGGTGCAAAACGAAAGGAGAAAAATATGGAAATCAAAAAAATAACCACGGAAGTGGGAATAGGGTACATCAGCGGAGCGGAAGAAAATCAGATAAGAAGTCTGGAGCCGGCAAGAAAGGAATTTTATGAAGCGTTTATTAAATTCTCCGAATCATTATCGGAATTGGGAGACGCGAATCTTTTGAAAAAGCATGTAGGTTTTGTGGTAAACAAGATTGTAATTGGTTACAAAGACGGAGAGAAAAAATCTTACATGGCATACGGATTCATAAAAGCAGAAGATTATCCGCTGAATATCAAATTCACTACCGGCGGAATACCATACGGAATGTTCAGGGAATTGGATGAATGCTTGGAAGAACTTATAGAAGAAGCGAAAAAATACATATCCGGCGATCGTGCGCAAGGGAATTTATTTGAAGAGGCAGAAAACGATGGAACAAAAGATGATCAGTGAAAAGACAATAATAAAAAAATTGGCATTGTGCAGGATGTATATACTTTTAGGCACGATTGAAGCAAAAGCCAAGAGGATAACATCGTTTGAAGATGACAACAAAATGAAAGAACTTTGCGAGGCACGAGGTTTAGATTTTAAATCTTTTAAGAATGGTGCGGAGCAGTACACGTTTGAAATATGCGATGAAATCCGAGATTTAATTGAACAAGAAATCGGAATGGAGGAATGGAAATGAATGAACCGATAATAAGCCCATGGGTGTTTTATTGGATAGAAACAATGAGCCAGATAAAAGATATTGCAAATGTAGTAACAGGTGTAACAATGTTCATAAGCATATTTTTTTTGCTTTTTGCTTTGTCGTTAAAAAAAGAAGAAAGAGAAGAACATATTAATGAAGAAATATTCGGAAGAATTACAAAAGGAATGATTGTTATTGGAATAGTATCGATAATCGCATGTGTGTTTCTTCCAGCAAAAGAAACAATGTATAAAATGCTTACCGCAAGTTATATAACGCAGGAAAACATAGAAAACGTGGGAGAAAGCATAGATAAAATAGCAGATAAGTTGGTAGAGAAAATAAACCAGGTGAAAAAATGAAATGGACCATGGATAAATGTACCGCGGTATTTAGTGCGATGACAAAAGAAGAATTGGAAATCATAGATCGAGTACATGAAAACGAAAACGAACTATCAGAGATTCAACTTTTGAACAAAGTGAATCAGTGTCTTCTTTCAAAAAAAGACAGAAAAGAAAACCTCATGGAAGCTGCCGCGCTGATTATCGAAGCGGCGAACAAGGAGGGGAAATGAAAAGTTACAAGGTAATAGATACAAAATTCTTCAATATACACTTTACCTATCCAGGGAAAGACGGGAAATATAAACCCGAAGGACTGTTCTACTGCGCATATGAAGATGATTACGAAAATCGGCTTGTACATCTTGCTATAGATAGTCGAAAAGGAAACCTACTTGTGTATGAATGTATGGACAAAAAAGAAGCGAAAAGCTTTCTGGAAGAATGGATGAATGAGGTAAGAAGATGAACACAGTGCAAATAACAGGAAATCTTGCGAAAGATCCTGTGATCAGGGCAACAAAAACGGGGAAAGCCGTGGCGTCATTTTCCGTAGGCGTAAGTAAGAAAATTACAAAAGCGAACGGGGACACGTTAGATTTAACAGATTGGGTCAATGTAACCGCCTGGGGAAAACTTGCAGAAGCGGTAGGAAATGAACTCACAAAAGGAAGCTATGTCTTCATCGAAGGGCGGTACTCTACAAGATCATATGACACGCCGGACGGACAAAGACGGTATGTGACAGAAGTGGTAGCAAATATGATTGCAAAACCAATCGGAAGTAATCAACAATCAATGAATGCAGGCTTTTCCGGCGGAACATCTGTAACGCAATTTTCCGCACCAGTGAAATTTGAAGACATGGGGACAGTAAGTCAAGAACCGATAGAGTACGAACAGGAAGAAATCCCATTTTAAAGGAGGACAAAATGGATAGATTAATTGATGTAGTAAGCGTTGTGCTGTTTATTAGCATGATCATATATGCCGCGATTAAACTTGACGAAGCGGCGCGGAGGCTGCGTGACGAAGAAGAGCGGATTTATGAAGAAAGGAAACTGAAATGAGAAGAGGTTTTGAAAAAGTAAGCGGATATGAATATGTAAACTTGCCCAAAAGAAAAACGAAACAATCGGCGGGATATGATATTGAAAGTGCTATTGACGCTGTAATTACACCGGGAGAAACAAAATTGATTCCAACTGGCATAAAAGCATACATGAAACCTTATGAGTGGCTGGGGATTTATGTAAGGTCAAGCCTTGCAATTAAATATGGTCTTATTTTGGCAAACAGCGTAGCAGTAATTGATTCGGACTACTACAACAATCAGGACAACGAAGGACACATCCTGATTGCGCTTAGAAATACATCAAAAGCCGTTTATAAGATAAGAAAAGGAGACAGAATTGCACAGGGAATATTTCATCAGTATTACAGAGTGGATGGCGACAAAACAGATGGAAGTAGAATTGGCGGGTTAGGGAGTACGGGAAAATGAAATGTAATGAGTAAAGTGGTTAAAGATTTTAAGGAGGAAAGATGAATTACATAAAAAAAGTAGCGGAACTCTTGAATGTAGAAGTAGAAGAACACTTCACGATTCATTTCAAGAAAGAAAAAAGACAGATAAAAAACTTCTACCTTAACGAAGAAAAAGGGCTAATGATAAAAACAGGTGGAAGTGATGTAAAAGCCAACAGCAGCTTTATAGAGGGGATCCTCACCGGAGCACTGGAAATAAAAAGGACAAGAAAGAAATGAAAATATTGGATACTTGCTGCGGTGGGAAAATGTTCTGGTACGAAAAAGATCTGGATTTTGTTACATTCCAGGACGTCCGCGCGGGAGTAAAAGAATATTCCGGCGGAAGAAAAATAAGAATAGAACCAAACCATGTGGGAAACGTCACGGATATGGACTTTGAAGATAAAACATTCGACCTTGTTATATTCGATCCGCCGCATATGATCCGCGCAGGAAAAACATCCTGGCTGAATATAAAGTATGGGAAGTTACCTGAGAACTGGGAAACATTCTTCAAAAAATCTTTTTCAGAAATATTCAGAGTGCTGAAAGAAAATGGCATATTAATCTTTAAGTGGAACGAAACACAGCTCAAATTCAGCGAAGTAGTAAAGTATTCGCCGTATAAACCAATGATTGGAGACCAGAGAGGACAAACGAGATGGACAGTATTTGTGAAAAACACAGCATTACATCACAGGAAGGGAGAGGTTTATTGTTAGCGAAACTTTTATACGATGAAGGAGTTAGATATATAGTGAAAAACGAAATTGGGGGAGAGATCTGTTTATTTATGGAGCATCCATCGCTTGAATACCCATTTGTGCTATTAGAAGAATTAAGGAATCTTGATAATGTCTATTTAGCGGAAAAAGGCGGAGAATTATTTGTGGTGAAAGGGTAAAATCATGACAATAAGACAATTCTTTTATAACTTGCGGGAAGTGCAGCCAGTTAAAGTAGAACTTGCGGAAAATGAATATAGAAAACTCGAAGAACAGGTAAACGGAGCCTTACCGGCGGAGCATATTTCCGGCGGGTCAAGTTCAGTACAAACCGTTCCGCCAGTGCTTATCCAGTACGAAACGGCGAAAGAAAACTATGAACGGGAAAAAAAGAAATATGAAAAAATGCTGAAAAAGGCAGAAACATACATAGAAGAATTGAAAAATCCGATACGACACACAATCATGCGGCAGCGGTACCTGCTCAATTGGGCGTGGCACACAATTGAAGTCACGAATAACTTCAAATACTATAGAACGATGATGAGAATACACAAGTCTGCATTGGACGAATTAACAAAAAGGCATAAAGAGGTGAGTTTCTGATGTGTGTAGGACGTTCGGGAGAAGATATTGCAGTAAAAATTATGTTAAGAGATTATAGAATCAGATCAATTGCAAAATGCCCATATTGTGGAAGTTATATGGGCATGACATACAATAAAGAATTCATGAATAAACTTATGAGATTCAAATGTAACCATTGCGGATTCGAACAAGATGACTGATATCTGGATGCCGAAAGGGCGTATGATAATTTGAGGAAAATGTGATATGGTTTGAAAATTAGAAAAAGGAACAGGGAGAAATCCTTGCTCTTTTTTGAAAAAGCTAAGGAGCGAATCGTGATTGATATAAAAAATTCGGCACCGATGAAGATGCTGAAAAAATACAACTACCTCTATCCGCCCGCATGGAAATTTGCAGAAGACATAGCGGCGGATAGAGAGTATAAAGATAAGTGGCCGCATGAGTATGTTTTTATTCCGATTGAGGCGGGACTTGAATTAGCGCTGGATCGAAACCTGCATAAGGAACAGATGGAAAACATAGCGGACGCCGTGGCAATAACATGCTTAGCGGCGTGGCGTAAAACAAAGTTAATCTACGACTTTGACGCCACATTGACTGAGGAGTTATACAAACAAGCTAAAGTGAATATAGAACTTGATACGAGTATGCTTGCCATTCCTGCATACTCAATATATATCCGTCCGAACGATGGGGCGGAATACGATGGATTTTTCGTATTTTTTGATTATGATCGTGGGCATTTTGAGTTCAGGATTCTTGTTGTAAACAAAAAAGGGAATGTAATCCTTCCGATCTATTTAATTCTTCCGGAATCAGGGAGTGAATCAATAGATAAAATCATAGAAAACATGGTAAAACAATTTGACGAAGTAGATTTACCGGCGGTAGAGAATGAAGACGAAGAAATAAATGGAGAAGTATTGCGGTCGTTTTATAAAAACAGCAAACGAACAATCAGCCGATGGCTAAACCTTGTTTTGTACCTGTCCGCTGTAAATGCGGATATAAAACACGAAAAAAGACACTTTTTCCGGCGGTCAAGAAAAATAAAAGACATTCCACGGGAAGTAGAACTGCTTAACGTGGGCGAAACGGTAGGCGTAAAAATCAGAGAACTTAGACAATCTGTGCAACACGAAAACACATCACCGCAGGGAGAATATCATAAATCCCCAGCGATGCACATCAGAAGGGCGCATTGGCACACATTTTTATATGGAGAGAAGAAAAGTAAGCGCAGGCTAAAATGGCTGCCGCCAATTATTGTTAATGACACCGGAAAAGATTTTATTACAGTCACAAACGTAAAAAAGAAATAGATGTCACATAGTGTCACTGCATGTCACTTGCGGTCACGCACACTAAGGTGATAAATTAGAGTCGAATAAGTGTAAAATAATAACATAAAGAAACCGAAAGCCGTCCGAAAGGGCGGTTTTTACATTTCCGGCGGCACTCATTGCGAGTGTCTTTTTTGATGGAAGGAGGCTGCTGTGACAAAAGGTAAATTTGAATATTGGCGAACAAAAGACGGCCTTTTGCAAATAGCCGCCTGGGCAAGAGACGGATTGATTGACGAACAGATTGCTCACAACATGGGCATTCGTAGAAGCACGCTTTCAGAGTGGAAAAAGAGATTCCCGGACATAGCAGACGCCCTAAAAAAAAATAAAAACATAGTAGACATAGAAGTAGAAAATGCACTCTATAAAAGGGCCGTGGGCTATGAATTCGAAGAAACAACAATAGAAATAGATGACGAAGGCAAGAAAAAAGTAAAAAAAACAACAAAACAGATGGCGCCGGAAACACTGGCAATCATCTTCTTTCTGAAAAATAGAAAACCCGAAGACTGGCGGGATAAAAGAGAAGTCGAAGTCAAAGGAGAAATAAGCATGACAAACGCTTTGAAAGCGGCACGGGAGCGCGTAATAAAAAATGAATGAAATCATTGAACTTGTCGAAGCCTTAGGTGAATACACACACGACCCCTTAAAATTTGTCTACTTTGCTTTTCCATGGGGAGAACCGGGGCCGCTGGAAAAAATGAACGGTCCCGAAGAGTGGCAGAAAGACATACTGAAAGACATAAGAGACGGCGTGAAAATCAAAGACAACGTTGTCAGAGAAGCCGTGGCGTCAGGACACGGGATAGGAAAAAGTACGTTAGTCGCATGGCTTATCCTCTGGGCAATATCAACACACGAAAACACCAGGGGAGTTGTCACCGCAAACACCGAAACACAGCTCCGAACCAAAACCTGGCCGGAACTCATAAAATGGTACAACCTATTTATCGGGCGGCCTTTGTTCACAGCCACAGCCACCGCCATATTCGCAAACGAACCGGGAAAAGAAAAGAACTGGCGCATAGACGCCATCCCGTGGAGTGATAACAACACCGAAGCCTTTGCAGGCTTGCATAACCAAGGAAATAGGATACTTTTACTCTTTGACGAAGCCTCTGCCATATCCAATCAGATATGGGAAGTAGCCGAAGGCGCTATGACAGATAAAGATACAGAAATCATATGGTGTGCATTTGGGAACCCAACAAGAAACACGGGTAGATTTTACGACTGCTTTCATAAATTCAGAAACTTATGGAATCAGAAACAAGTAGACTCAAGAAGCGTTTCATTCTCAAACAAAGGACTCATACGACAATGGATAAACACCTGGGGAGAAGACAGCGACTTTGTAAGAATCAGAGTCAAAGGACAATTCCCGAACGCAAGCTCACTACAGCTTATTTCCACAGAACTGGCGGAAAAAGCGCGGGGAAGAAACCTGTTGCCTGAACAATTTAATTTTGCCCCGGTCATTATAGGGGTAGACCCCGCATGGATGGGAGATGACGCCACCGCCATATGGCTAAGACAAGGCTTAATGGCAAAACGTCTTAAGAAAATACAAAAAAACAACAACGATATAGCCGTAGCCAACTTGATAGCAAGGTATCAAGACGAATACAAAGCCGATGCGGTCAATATAGACATGGGCTATGGCACAGGAATCTATTCGGCAGGGGAAACCATGGGACGGCACTGGAACCTAATCCCATTCAGCGGAGAATCTCCCGATATGGCATGTAAAAACATGCGGGCGTATATGTGGGACCAGATGAGAAAATGGCTTGCGAACGGCGGGGCATATCCCGATGATCAGCAGATGCAGGACGATCTGACAGGAGTAGAAATCAAACCGACAGAAGACGGGAAGCTCCAGCTGCAGTCAAAAGAATATATGAAACAGAAAGGCATTCCATCCCCTAACGATGCGGATGCCTTAGCTTTGACATTCGCCGTTCCGGTGATCAGGGCACCCAACAAGAAAAGAGTCAATACAAAATATCAATTATTTACTTAAAGGAGGTACTCAAATGTGTTCAGCATTATTCGGATTCGGAGGAAAACAAAGCGTAAGCACTCCGGAAATTAAACAAGTAGCGCCGTCTGCAACCACAATTACCAATGCAGACATTGACGCCGGCGGAACCGCCGATACCGAAGCCGCTAAAAAAAGAAAACAGAAACAAGGATATGCGGCAACAAGACTGGCGGACGTTGCACCGACCAATACAAAATCAACATTGGGGTAAAAAATGGAGAGACTATCAATAACAGCCGCTGCCCTGCCGGCGGACCAGCCGACAATCCGAGCGCCGGATAAACAAAGCGTACTGCATCGTGTAAAAGCCATGCGGGAGTACCGGCGGGACTATGAAGAACGATGGAAAGATATAAGAGATCACCAACTTCCTTTTATTGGAGAATTTGGAGACACCGCGGACGCCACAAACAAAGCCAGAAGAAAAGACCTCATGATTTCAAACGGTGTAGCGTGGCTTGCTAATATCGCATTCGCCGCAGGGATGGAATCCGGACTCACACCACCGTCAAGGCAATGGTTTAAATTCGGCTTTTCAAACAGCAGCGCAAATGAAGATATGGAAGCCGCAAGTGTCCTGGATATCAGACAGGAAATCGTGGAGTACATGCTCCATCGATCTAACTTCTATAACTCCATCCATTCATGCTATATGGAAATTGCCCATGGGCAGGCACCGCTGGGAGTATTCGCATCACCGGAAACAGGCGTAAGATTCCAGCAGTACACAATAGGGACATACTACCTGGCAAGCGGAGCAAGCGGAAGAGTAGATACATTCTGCAGAGAATTCCAGATGACGGCAGACCAGCTCTTAGAACAATTTGGAGAAGAAAACCTGCCGCGTGCCGTCAAAGACGCCCTGCAGAACGAAAGCGGAAGATATAATAAATCATTTACCACCTATTGGCTTGTCATGCCGAACAGATTCAGAACAGTCGGACAAGCAGGAAATAAAAACATGCCTTACACCTCACTCTACTGGATAGATAAACAATCAGTAGACGAAGGGAAAGGCTTTTTATTTACCGGCGGATTTGAAGAATTTCCTGTTCCAACGGCACGATACCAAACCATAGAAGGCAGTCCTTACGGGAAAGGTCCTGGATGGTACGCCGAAGGTGATGCAAGAATGCTGCAGATCATGAAAAAAGACCTTCTGACGGCGGTAGAACTCATGGTAAAACCACCCATGAAAGGACCCGCCAGTGTAGGAGATATAGGAGGCGTTGATCTAATCCCCGGCGGGTATACAAACGTAAACAGTACGGGAACCAATCCGACAGTAGAACCTCTTTTCCAAGTGCCGGGAAATCCGGAATGGCTTGCCACAGAAATCCAACGGACAGAAGAAAGCATAAGAAGAACCTACAGCGCAGACCTCTTTCTCATGCTTGACTCTATCGACACCCCGCAGATGACAGCGCGGGAAGTTATGGAACGCCAGCAGGAAAAACTCCAGCAACTGGGACCTGTGGTAGAACGCCTGCAGGATGAATTCCTTTCGCCGATCATCGAAAGAGTCTATAACATCGCGGAAAGAATGGGACTATTTCCACCGCTCCCAGAAGAACTTGCTGAAAGAATGGCAGACCAGGACATAAAGATAGAGTACATCTCGCCCCTTGCCCAGGCGCAGAAAATGAGCGGCCTTGTCAATATCGAACAAGCCGTATCCTTTGCTGGACAAATGGCGCAGATCTATCCGGAAGCCCTGAAAGCTATCGATCCGATCGGTACCGTCAAGAGATATTTCGAACTCCTTGGCGCTCCTGCCGTCATGCAAAGAAGCACGGAAGAAATCATGCAGATGATAAAAGCCGAACAAGAAGCCATGGAACAACAGCAAGAACAGCAGTACATGATGCAGCAGGCACAGGCCATGGCACCGGCGGCACAGGCGGCGAAAAACCTGACAGATGCTGCCAACGATGGAAACCCTGCATTGCAGAACCTCTTGGGAATAGGTGGTGGATAAATGAAAACCAATATAACAGAGCACGATGTGTTCATCCGAAAATATATAGAAAAACAGAAAAGAGAAGAAGACGTAAAAGCCATCAGAACCGTTTTAAGAAGCAAAGCGGGGAGATGGTTTTTTGTTCACATTCTTGAAATGACAGGCTACAAAGCCGAAACATTCACCGGAAATTCGCAGACATTCTACAACGAAGGCAGAAGGTCAATCGGAATCCAGATAGAAAAAGAGATGGTCGAACTCTTAGGAAAAGAAGGATTCGAACTAAGACAAAAAGCCGAAAAAGAATACATCGAATTTCAATTCAAAGCCAAAACATTATTAGAAAACAAGGAGGAATAACAAATGGAAGGCGTACAGAACCAGCAGGCACAGGCGAACAATAACACGGATCCGCAAAGCCCGCAGGTAGAACCACAGGTACAGAATCAAGAGCCGGGAAGACTGGCACAACAGGCAGGCACAGAACCGCAGGCACAGAACCAGGAACCGGATCTGCAGAACCCGCAAGGTGCACCGGAAGCATACGATTTCACATCGGCATTGCCCGAAGGCGAAACCTTAGATGAAGCCATTTCACAGAAATTCGGCGAAATCTGTAAAGGAATGAACCTTACCAACGAACAGGCAAACCAGATGGCCGCATACGGTTTTGAGTACGGAAAAGGGCTTATCCAGCAGATGAACGACATGCGGGAAGCACAGTACGACAAGTGGCAGGAAGAAACCCGAAAAGAACTTGGGGCGGACTTCGAGAAAACCATGAACGAATACGGCGCAGGACTCCAGCATCTGGAGAAAACATCACCAGGAATCAGGAAACTCCTAAGCGAAACAGGCGTAGGAGACCGTATAGAAATCGTACGTGCCATTTCCGAACTGGGAAGACTTGTTTCCGAAGACGGCGGCGTAGGCGGCGGAAATGCAAAAGGCGGAAAAACACCCATGTACCCCAATACCAATTTTGAAAATTATTAAGGAGGAATAACAAATGGCAGTAGCATTAACACTGAATGATTTAAGAAAAAGACAGGCACCGGACGGATCCATTGATGTAGTCATTGAAACACTCGTCCAGTCCAATCCAATTTTAGAAGACGTAAGATGGGCAGAAGGAAACCTGCCCACAGGCAACCAGACTACGCAGCGGAACGGCTTGCCCGAAGTACATCTTAGGCAGATTAACCGCGGCGTACCGGTAGGAAAATCCAGCACCAAACAGGTAACGGACACCTGCTGCCTGATGGAGTCCCGCTCGGAAGTGGACGTAGAACTCGTGTCCCTTGCACCAGATAAAGAAGCGTTCAGAACATCCGAAGACATGGCGTTTGTCGAAGCCATGGGGGAGGCCGTGGCTCACCACATGTTCTACGGAAATTCCGCAAAGAATTTGGATGAATTCAACGGACTGGGAATCCGCTACAATAAATACGGCGGGAAGAAACACGATGCCTCTTACCAGGTCATCAATGCCGGCGGAACAGGGAAAGGCAAACTTTCTTCCGCATTTCTTGTGGGCTGGGGAGACCGTGCCGTTACAGGCATTTACCCAAAGTACGGCTATGCAGGATTGAAACGCCAGGACCTGGGAGAAGTAGACGCCATCGATGCAGATGGATATAAATTCCGCGCCCTCTCCACACTCTTCAAGTGGAAACCTGGACTTGCCGTCAAAGATCCTGAAATGGTTGCCGCAGTAAGGAACATTGATTTAGGAGCCGTGAACGCCGCAGCGGCCACTGTGGAACAGAAAAAAGCGGTAGTAGACGCCATGATCCGTGCGCAGGGACGCATGAGGAATCTCAATACCATCCATCCCGTATGGTACGTGTCCCCGGAAATGTATACATTCCTTACCATCTTCTATAGTGATAAGGCTAATTCCTACATCACCCGCCGCGAACTGATGGAAGGTCCGGTAACAATCTCCGTAAACGGTATTCTTGTACGCAAAGAAGACGCCCTCGTGGACACCGAAGACGCAATTACAGAAAACAAATAAGGAGGACTAAAAATGATTATTGATGCAGAAAACACCTTTTTCTATGAACAGGACCTGTCCAAAGGGACTAAATCTAAAGTCGTAAATAACGGAGCCGGCGGAAACGCATATAATCCGTTGTGGCTGAAAGTCATTGCGTTGAAACCGCTTTCTGCCGCGGCAGCAATCACGCTTAAAACCGCGGACAAAGAAGATATGACAGGGGCCGTCACGCTGACAACTCTCTCCTCGCAAAAGACGAAGGAGCAGGTGCGGCAGTGAAGGTACCGGCGGGATGCAAAAAATACCTGCAGATTGAAGTAGCAGGAGCCACTACGGGAACCATCCGCGCATTCCTCACCATGGATGTAGACCTCGTATGAGTGGCATCCACTTTGGACAAGCGGTAGGAGGGCGGAAATTAGAAGACCTTTCCGCCAATGAACTCCGCGCCAGATTAATCCGTGCAGGGAAAGATGTTCCCAAAGACATTAAAACCAAAGAAGAACTGGTGGAGCTGGTAAAGAAATACTGTTAAAGACAAAGAGGACGGCGCGGGAGCGTCTCCTCTTTTTCTATGTTTACTACTCTTAAAACTACTTAAAAAGTAGTAGATAGAGAAAAGGAGGATCTATGAACAGTACAGACATTTGCAACATGGCACTTGCCTACATCGGGCAAGGCAGAATAGCGTCAATTGAAGAAGAGTCGGAAGAAGCAATCCAATGCGGCATATTCTATGACCACCTAAGAAGAAAACTCCTGTCCGAACACAGATGGGGATTTGCGGAAAGATATGTAAAACTTGCACTCCTAAATAAAGAAATCCCCGGATGGAAGTACATCTATGCCTACCCGGCAAAATGCCTTGTCATCCGAAAAATCTACGAAAAAGAAAGCGCAAGAGAAATTGGAAAAGAAGACTACTTCATTTCAACGGTAAACGACTCAACAAAAGTAATCTGCACAGATATACAAAACGCCTATGCAAGCTATACCGCAGACGTGGAGAACGGGGGACTATTCACTGATTACTTCATTGAAGCACTGTCTCATTCCCTGGCGGCAAATATAGCAGTACCTTTGTCGGGAAGTCCCAGTGCTGCAAACCTGCAGTATCAACTCATGCATCAGGCGCTGATTAATGCGAAACAGGAAAGCGCCGTACAGAACCATCATGAAACGACATACCCTCGTAAATATTTCAATATGAGAGGCTAACATGCAGAAAGAAACTATCTACCACATTCAATCATCCTTTGCCACCGGAGAAATATCTCCGGAAGTAGCAAATAGAATAGACCTGGATAAATACGCAGCCGCATTGCTTACAGCGGAAAATGCCTATATACGTCCCTATGGAGCGGTGTATAAACGTGGGGGAACCTTGTACTGTGGAAAGACAAAAAATGAAAAAGTAATTCTAAAAGAATTTACAACAATAGACAGTTCATTCATGCTTGAAATGGGGAATAGGTATATACGAATTTGGAAAGGAAAACGATATACAGGAATAGAACTCGTAACACCATTCGCAGAAGATGAACTGAAAGAACTAAGAACATGCCAGTCTGCTGATGTGATGTTCATTGCATCGGGAACACACCCGATACAGAAACTGTCAAGGTACAGCGACACAAATTGGACCATTGGGGACTATGAAATAAAAAAGCCCTACTTTGATATTTCCCTTTCAACAGAAATGGAAGGGAAAGTAGATACATCGTACAATTCTGCAGGAACATACACATTCAATTGTAAAAAAGACGGCACATATACGGTAACCATAGCGGGCGGCGGCGGTGGCGGATCTGGCGGGAAACACATAAAAATATTTAATCATAAGTACCTAAAAGGCGGTGACGGCGGCAGAGGTGCCCTTGTAACGCAAAGAATAGATCTAAAAAAAGGTAACTCTTATACAGTAGTCATAGGAGCTGGCGGAACCGGCGGTAAAGGAACCAATGGCGAACCCGGAACGGATGGGAAACCGTCATCTTTCAACGGAATTACCGCAGAAGGCGGAAAACATGGACACGAAGAAATAAACGGCGCAAACATGGGTAATGGCGGTGCTGGTGGAATGGGCGGAACGGGAAGAGAAGATGGATCTCCTGGAAGTCCTGGATGGGTAAGCATAAAACTGGAAGCCGAACTGTCAATCACGCCATCAGGAACCACGGGAAACATAACACTCTCTGCCACTAAAAACTACTTTTCAGAAAACATGGTCGGAGCCTATGTGCAAATAAGCCAGGAATTGGACTCCCAAACCGTGACACAAAACGGAGGAGGAGCATCGGGAGAAGTACTCTGTGGAAAATCATGGAAGATCATTACCCATGGTACATGGACAGGAACCGTGACCGTACAGAAAAGCACAAATAATGGTCCGTGGAAAGATTACAGGACCTATAAATCAAACAATGACTTCAATGCATCAGAATCTGGAACGGTAGAAGAGTATACAAGGTTAAGAATTGTATCTACAGCGGGGAATACAGACCTCACCGCACTACCATATACACACGTAGGAATGGTAAGAATCACCGGTTACATCTCTCCATTGGAAGTCAATGCGGAAGTCATAGATCCCCTTGCGAATACAACCCCGGCGGATTACGTCTGCTTAAACGCGTGGAATGAGCAATTTGGTTATCCATCGGCTATAGGTTTCTTCCAAGACAGGCTTTGTGTGGCAGCCACAAAAAAACAGCCGTATATGCTGTGGCTCTCAAGAAGCGGGGACTATAATAACTTCTCTGTAGAAAAAGTATCCGGAACCGTCACAGATGATTCGGCAGTAGCCTTGGCGTTTATCAATAGAAAACAGCAGACCATAAAACATCTTGTACCGGAATCAGATTTAGTCATCATGACAGGCGGAAATGAATGGATCCTTTCCGGCGGATCCGCAGTTACACCAACAAAAGCCAATCCAAAAATGCAGACATCCAGAGGTACAACGAATGTAATCCCCCTGTCAATAGGTGGGCGGGTCATCTTCGTGCAGCACAGAGGAAAAACCGTGAGAGATATGCAGTATCGTTTTGAATCAGACTCCTACGATGGGGCAGATCTAACACTCTTGGCAAAACACATTACAAAAAACACAACCATAGAAGATATGGCCTACATGCAGGAACCGGACTCAAAACTGTACTTTGTCCTTTCAGACGGAACAATGGCTTGTCTTTCCTACATACAAGACCAAAAAGTATATGCCTGGTCAAGAATAAAAACAGAAGGAAAAGTCATGGCAGTCTGCAATGTGGAAAATCAAAACGAAGATAACGTGTACATCGCGGTAAAAAGGGGAAATCAAACATACATAGAAGAACTATGTAACAACAAGGAAACAGAAAATCCCAAAGGCTATATCATGCTGGACGCTTCGGTAAAGATAACAGAAACCACGGCAAAAGGATCTGCCCCTCATTTGCCCAATACAAAAATAGGGGTCTTGGCGGATGGAAGGTACTATGAAAAAATCCAAACGGACGAAGGTGGCAATTTCACACTTCCGCAGGAGGCATCCTATATCATCGCAGGACTGCCCTATACAATGACGGTAGAACTTCCAAACCTGGAAATAAACACCAAAACAGGAACCATCCAAGGGCGGAAAAAGAAAGTCTCTGCCGTCACGCTGAGACTGAATCATTCCCTTGGCGGACGGGTGGGGATAGAAAAAACAAATACATTACCTATCAAATACGATGAATTTTCGGAACAAGATGTTGTTCTGTACAGCGGAGATAAACACATCACCATGCCGAACAGAGGATTTGAACTCACAGGGAGAACAGTCGTCACATCAGATGAACCATACCCGTTTAACCTGTCGGCAGTCGTAAGAGAGGTAGAACTCGATGGATAACTACGGAAAAATCACCATAGAAAAAATAAAAGAACAAGATGTTCCTTGGCTGACAAAATACATATTTAAAAACATGAGACCTATGGATAAAAAAGAAATCACCGCCATTTGTGATCATGGAGAAGAAGCCGTGAGACAATCCATTATTTTATCCGATGAAGCCTATGTGGCCAAGAACGGAGAACCTGTAATGATATTCGGTTTCGTGAAAAAATCATATTGCATATGGGCATTAGGAACCGTCCTTGTAGATCTGTACCAAAAAGAACTTGTAAAAATAGGAATGCAGTACATTAATGACTGTAAAGAAAAATATGGATACATGACGAATTGGATCCATGAGGACAATACAAAAGCGCTCCGATACATCAAACGTGCCGGGGCGCTTTTTACAGATACATGCAAAACAGAAAAAGGAGATATTTTTGTGAGATTTGAAATAGGAGGGAAATAATGTGCAGTGTAATGGGAGCCATGATGGGGCTGCAGCTTATATCGGGGATTAATCAGAACAGGCAGATAAAACAGCAGACCGCCGCGCAAGTATCAGCATATAACGCGCAGGCACAGGCAGCAGATCAGAACGCAAGAATAATGAACCGGCAAAGAGAACAGATTGCGGAAAACTACGCACAACAGCAGGAAAAGCTGGACAGCAAAAGAAGACTCATTTTGGGACAGCAGGCGGCCTCTGCAGGAGCCTCCGGATTGGATAATATAGGAAGCGTTCTTGACGCAAACAGCGCAGCCATAAGCGAATATAGAAAAGACAGTATGAACCTTTTGGGAAACCAAAGAAATGATACCTTAGACGCATATATAAACCAGGTCAATTATGAGAACCAGGCATCCGCCGCAAGAGCATCCGCGGCAAACGCAAAAGCACAGGGGAAGTCTCAAAGACTGGCAAACTTCATTTCAACTGCTGCGGGAATGTTTGGAACCTATAAACAATTCGCAGGAGCAAGCCTGCCGAAACCTGCAGGAATGAATATGAGAACCGGGTTTGAAGGGAGCCTTTCCGGCGGAAATCTGACCTATACCACTCCTGCTCCCATGTACACAAGAAATGCCATGAGTACAGGATTTATCCCAAAAGTAGGGCTGACACAGACGAAAGACATCATAGGGCAAGGCATAGGAAAACACTATGATCCGTGGCGTTCCATCTGGAGGAAATAATGAAACTCACACAATACGACTCAACGATAAATAGAAACCTCTCAAATGCAAAAATAAATCCAATCACCGATCCCAATGCCTATGGAGCGAACGTAACAGGTACAGAAGCTTTGGGAAACGCTTTGGGGCAGGTAATTGATGCAAGAACAAAAGCGTGGATGAAAGACCAAAATGACAAAGTTGTTGATGCGACAAACGAATATAACCGGCAGATTAATTCCCTTTTATATGACGAAAAAAACGGATTGACAAATACCATGCAGGGGAAAAACGCAGAAGGACTCCAGGCAGCTTATCAGCAGAATGAAGAGAAGATCCGCCAGCAGATTATGAGACAATACGGAATAAGTTCAGAATATGCCAATAGAGCCTTCCGTAACCAGGTAGAAACGTCAATCACTTCTAACTTAGACAGCATAGACAAATTCCAAAGAAAAGAATTTCTCTCTTACGCAAGCAATCAGATGACAGAAATGAATGAAAACGCCATCAACTCGATTGTGAGAAGTCCGGACAGTTTCGAATCCGTCTATGGAAATATGGAGACAACATCAAGGGCCATCATGGCCGGAACAGGAATGGACGAAAAATCCATAGACATTAAACAAAGAGCCATCCTGAATCATACAGCGGAAACCGTTCTCTCCACATTAGCTGCTTCCAATGACTATGAACGGGGAAATACACTCATCGGACAATTAAGGGCAAGAGGCGGGAATGAAGTTATTTTAAAGAAATACGAAACATTATTTACAGGTAAAAAAGTAGCAAAGACCACAAAAGACAGCGCGGAAACATGGCTGAATAACCATCCGGAAATGATGGGAAAATCCAAAGAAGAAGTATGGGAAGCCTATAGAAAAGAAAATCCATTACAGCTGCCGGCTCAATCAAATGAAACCGCATTGGGGCGAATAGGAGATACAATTGCAAAAGAATTAGGATGGGATCCGTCTTGGGGCTTTGCGATTGCCGCTCATGAATCGGGACGAGGAGAAAGCGCACCCGGAAATAATTACTTCGGGTATAAATGGGATGGTGAAGGAGAATATCAGGAACTCAATACATGGGAACGTGACGAAAATGGGAATGCATACTCTACCACAGCAAAATTTAAAAAGTACGCAACACCAGAAGAATCCGCAATGAGTTATGTAAATTGGATAAAAACCTACTGTACACCGGAAGAAATAAAAGGCGTGAAATCACCGGCAGATGTAGTCCATATAATGAAAAAACATGGTTACTTTACTGATCATGAGGAATCGTATGCTGCCAGCGCTACAGAACTTGCCAAAGAATATAGTGCTCCGGCTCCGATGTCTGACGAGGAAAAAGCCGCACTGGAAGAGACCGAAAGGAACTCCTTCTTCTCTGTCCTTGGGGAACATCTCCAGGCAAAAAAAGCTAAAGAAACAGAAATGATGAATAACATGCAGATCCAATTGATGGACATGACGGAAAACGGGACATCAAACGAAGATATGTACGAATTCATAAAATCCAAAGGAGTAGAAAATCCAGAACTTTTGAACAATGGGTCCTATCGCAGTTTGAGATTGAGCGCATTAAAAGCTGTAACGCAGGAAAAATCTCATGGCGGATTTGGAGGAGCAGAAGCACAGAACAAGGCATTCGCGGGAATAAAAGCCAGTATCGGAACAGACATCATGAACGATGATGACTTGAATAAAACATTAAAAGAACTGGAACAAAGGGGATATGGATTTACTCCTGCACAAATTGTAGAACTTAGCCAGGAATTAACAAAAGCACAGGCGGGAGAAGGGAAATACTCCGTAAAAATAGATGACACAGAAACAGACGTCATGGACATGACAGGGTTGGCAAAACCGGACATACAGAAAAACTATGCAGAAGCCAAAAAGATAGTCATGCAGGAAGCCTTTGATTTCAAAAGTAAAACTGGAAGAGAACCTAATCAATTTGAAAGAAAAGGGATGTGGATAAAAGCCCTGACGGAACAAAAAGTGGGACCAGATTATGGATTCTTTGGAATGAGTACGCCGGAAGCCAGTCCGGCACAATTAATGGAACTTGGAATAAAGAGTGTATCCTACACATACGATGACAAAGGAATAGACGCAGTGGACTACTATGGAAGACACCACTATATCCCCGCCGAAGACTGGGAAAAAGTCAAAAAGAACGAAGTGAATATAGAGGATTATTAAGGAGAAAACCATGGACGAACTGGAAATGCAAGATGAAGAAAGAGTAAAAAACAGAGTAGACCGAATCCTTTTAGGAATCAAACCGATGGATCCGAATACCGATCTAAGAACAACCCCTACCATTGACGCCACCCCTCACCAGGAACCGAAAGGGATTTTAGAAAAAATTGGAGATGGAATCAGCGGTGCGGCAGAAAGCATTTCAAACGCCGCCAAAAGCTGGGCGGATAATAGGCTCCAAAACATGAGCATGGACATCTACAGCAATCTCTATGATCCTGATCCGGACAAAGAGAAACGTCTTGAACAGGCGCACAAAATAGGAGATCCATTGGGGCTTCCAGCGCAAATGCTTGTGGACAGTAAAGAAGCCTATGAAATGGCACAGAACCAGTATGCCTGGATGAAAACACAAGAAATCATGCAGGGACGTCCGTTCTCTGCCGATGCCTTAAAAGAACTCTATCCGGAACTGGCGGAGATCGCCATGAACGATCCTGTGTCGGCGTCACTTGCCTTAAAACAGGCAGATCAGATACTCCATGATAGAGGAGTCATCACAGGAGCCATGGCCGGAAAAATCAGCGGAGAACCGTCATCTATAGGCGAAGCATTCAAAGCCTTTACCGATGCATGGGAAGCCGGACAAAACATGGACAAGATTTCTGAAATCGGTTATGCGGCCAGGAACGGAGACATTACTGATGAAGAAATGAATAGAAAAATAGAAGCCATTAATGCAAGAACCAAAGAATATGACGGCGATTCCACCATAGGGCTGATTGCAACCGAAACCGTAAAACAGTTTTCCATGATGGGGGCAGGAATGCTGAGAAGCCTCCCGGAAGGAGCGGCGGCAGGTTTAGCCATAACCTCTGTCTTGGGGGCGCCAGTCGTTGGAGGAATCATGGCCGCCACCATCTTTGCATCATCCCTTAGATCAAACATGGGGATGAACTACTACCGGCTGGCGAACAAGAAAAATGCGGATGGTACAAATATGTATTCAAGAAACGAAGCAAAAGGGATGGCCACCCGTGAAGCCGTACTGCAGGCAGGCGTTGAAACAGGACTGATGTCACTTGCCTATGGCGCACTGGGAAAAGTCATAGGGGAAAGTGCGGCTAAAGCCGCCATCATGAATGCAGGAACAAGGAATAAACTTCTGTCCGCAAAGCCGCGGAGCCATGAGAAAATATGCCATAAAAGAGGCCGCAAAACAATATGCCAAGGGGACGGCGGCGGAAATTGCAGAAGAAGGCTGGCAGGATCTGATCTCTAACGCTGATGAAAAAATGATAGGAAGAGATAAGAACATGACATGGAAAAACATGTGGAACAGCGCTTTTGACGCTATGGTGGAAGCCATTCCGGCGGCAGTAGGGATGGGCATGCCAGGAGCCGTCATTTCCGGCGGTGGTAATTATGCAGGATTGAAACGACTGACAAAAGAAGACTGGCATGCCGCAAGAGAAGCATTCTACCGTGAGAATGAAAAAGAAATGACACAAACCGTCATCAAAGAAAGAGAACAGAACAAAGTTTTCAAGATAAATCCGGAAGTCTATGCACAGAAGACACAGGCACAGCTCGATAAAGAAGGAATGGGAACCATATACATTGATGCTGCCGGTGCTGCCGAAACAGAAGAAGGAAGAACTGCATTGACGCAGCTCGTGACGGACGGAATCGCCACAGCAGAGCAAGTGGACGATGCCGTGAAAGAAGGAACACAGCTGGAACTGAAAGCCGGTATCTACATGCAGAAAATTTCAGAAGAATCCGCAGAGACACTTTCGAATCATGCCGCTTTCGATAAAGACGGGCAGACACTCCATGATATTGAAGAAGCAAGAAAACATATAGAAAAAACAAGACAGATATTCAACGCGACAAAAGAAGCAAGAGAAGCCGAAGTAGCAAAAACAATTCTTGATCGTGACTTCACCGATCCAGAACAGAAAACCGCCATGGAAAAGATCTTTGCAGAAGGCATGGATGATATAAAAGAAAACTATAAAAAAGTAAAAGCAGAAGCACTGAAAACCTATGAAGAACTCATCAACTATAAATATTACGCGGACTATGAACCGCAAGGAGTAGAAAAAGTTCCCGTGTATGAATGGTCCAGAGACTATGAACATGGAGGAGTAATTACAAGCGGGTATATAGGCGGATCTTACATCCGAACGACAAATAATGACAGGTGGTATGCAAACGCTTGGAAGAAATACGGAAGAAAACCGAACAAAAGAGAACTCTATGATATAGCCGAACAAGAAGCCATCAATGAAATAGACAGCACATCAGCCGTTTCAGAAGAAGAAAAACAGGGATATATCAATTCAATCCAAGCGGCAAGAAAAGAAGTAGAAACCATTGAATCCCTGGAAGACTATGTAAAAGAACTGGACACAAGAGACATTGCCGCAAGGACACTTTTGTCGCAAAAAGCCTATGACGATGTGTACGCTCCCACGCTGGAACAACTGAAAAAAGCTCCTGCCAAAGCAGCAGAAGCGGCAGAAGAAAGCGCTTTTGTGTACGCAAGACTGGTAGATAACTTCTCCAAGATCTATAACCTGCCGATTGAAAACATTGTAGCGTCAATCCAAAACGGCGGGGAAAAGAAAGGATTACGTCAAAACGTCATCTCTGCAGAAGAAAAGCTGGAAGAAGATACTAAAAAATTTTCGGAGAAAATAGATCTATTCATGGAGAATAAGCTCAAAGGCGGTAATGTGAAAGTTATGACAACACCGTTAGTGATGAAACTGGCAGGAGCAGAAATTCTTCCGATATATGTTCATCAAAATGTGCTTTCAAAGATACTTAAGCATACAGAAGATAAGACGGGGAAACATGGACATGCAGATGAAATGACACCAGAACTCATGAAACAACTACCGAGTGCTATTGCAGATCCGATGGCAATTGTTGAAAACGAAGGGAAACCAGTAGTTGTCACTACGTTAGTAGATAGAAATGGAGATACTATTATTATTCCATTCACATTGAATAAAAAAGTAGGAGCAAGAATATATTATGATGCAAATATTATAGAATCTGTTTATGGTAAAAGAGATAGCGTATGGATAAAATCCAGACTTCTGACAAGTGCGAAATATATAAATAAAAAAAGAACTAATGACTGGTTGCAATCTGCCGGGCTCCAATCGCCCATAGAGGCAACCATTTCATTCAGTTCTAACCAAAATATACCAAACGAAAGTGATCTTGTCAAATTAAAGGAACAGAATCAAGAATATTATCAAACGATAAACAAAGACGCGGATATATTCTTCCATGGCGCGGTGGATCCTGTAGAAGGTGACGTGATAAAAGAAGGATATTTTCATGGAATGTTTTATAGCAGCAGTAGAAATTCTGCACTTGGACACGGAGACAGAATATATATTTCAGAAGTAAATGAAGACGATATTATAAGTGCCAAAAGTTTAGCGTATGAAGATGGAGTATACGAAATATTTGAAAAGAAATATGGAGATGATGCTGAATTAATATATGACTTAACAACAGAATCAAGAAACATTTGGAATTTAAACGAAGAAGAAAAACAAAAAGTATATGAATTGTTAGGGTGCACGGACGAAGCGGATGCGGATTTTATGATACAAAAAGAGGCCGCGCTTGTTGCTGATGAATTGGGATATAAGGCGGTAGCTGTGGAAGATGAACACGGGACGAGTTACATTATTCTGCCGGGAAATAAAGTGTATGAAGAAAGCGTCTACGAAAAACTGAATCCGGATTATAATTATAGGGTTTATCACCAGAAGGCCTATCATGGAAGCCCCTATACCTTTGACCATTTTGATTTAGGAGCCATTGGGACAGGAGAAGGAAATCAAGCACACGGATGGGGATTGTATTTTGCACAGGACAAGAAAATCGCAGAGAATTATAAGGATATATTAGGAGCGAACAGCGGAGAAGTTATTACAGGAAAAACAAAATATAAAATAAATGAAGATGGGGATTGGTATGATGAAAACACTGGGAATATCATAGATGATATAAACCCTTTGTCTATGGCGCTTACAGAAGTGTTGGAAACGGGAAATAGTAATAAAGCCATTGAACACCTGCAGGAGTTTATAAAATCAAAAGAAGGAAAAACGGCACAAACTGTTATATCACAGGTAAAAAGAGCGAAAGAAGCAATAAAACTTCTGAAAAAAAATGAATTTGCTGGACACGAGCAGAAAACGGCTTTTGAAGTAGAAATTCCCGAAGACAATGAATTAATTGATGAATTCAAAAACATCAACGAACAGCCGAGAAAAGTACAGGCTGCCATACGAAAGGCGTGGAAAGAAATTAGCTATAAACCGTCTGCATTACAATACATGTCAGGAAGAGAGTTTTATAAACAACTGGCAAGCGAATTGGGTGGAGAAAAAGCGGCCAGTGAAAAGTTAAATTCTTTGGGTATAAAAGGTATTACCTATGACGGGCTTGTAGATGGGAAATGTTTTGTTGTATTTGATGATAAAGCTATCCAGATCATTAACCGCTACAACCAAGAGCACAAAGGATCCTACGCAGGAGCCTATGATGCAGACCGGAATATTCTCCACGTCTTTGAAGCGGCTAACCAATCCACCGTTGTGCATGAAAGTGCCCACTGGTGGCTGTCCATGTTGAACAACATCGCAGCCGATCCGGAACTGAAAGAACTTGCCAAAGAAGACAAAGTACTGGAAGCCACACTGCAGAAAGCACAGAAAGACAGAGACGCCATCCGTGCGTGGGCATCATACTATCCGGATGTTATGAAAGAATATAAAGGCACCTTGATCGAAAAAGAATTTAAAGAATATGAAGCTGCCATCAAGAAAGATCCGGAAAACAAAGAACTGCAGGAACGCTTCATCCAGGAACGTTTTGCAAGAGGATTTGAAAGATACCTTTTGACAGGGAAAGCACCCACCAAAGAACTGCAGGGGACTTTCCGGCGGTTCAAAAAATGGCTGATCAATCTCTATAAAACGACAAAAGAAATCATAAAGAATCCGGAAAACTACTTGGGTTTAAAAGATCCGTCCGATGAAGTAAAAGAAATCTTTGACCACATGATGGCATCAGAAGAAGAAATAGAAGCCTGGGCAGAAGAAAAGAGATGGAATCTCCTCTATGATGACAGCCTTGACTATACGCAGACCGAAAAAGAAAACATAAAAAAATGGGAAGAAAATATCAAAGAACTTGCCAAAGAAAACGCCGTTAAATACTTCATGGAAAAACTCCACGGACAAGCCATGGTGGACTTTGAAGAAAACATCCTTCCCCAAAAAGTAGAAACATTTGAAAGAAAACTGGGGAGCCAAAGAATATATGGACTGGAAATGCTGAAAAAAGGAAACGTCTTCCCGACAAAGAAAGAATGGATAAGGGCACTTAAAGAAGAAGGATTTACCGAAGAATCATACAAAGACGCCGTACAAGAAGCAGGCGGCACCATGGAAGAACAAGTAGAGAAATACAAGAAAAAACAAAAAGAAGAATTTATAGAAAACATCTCAGGGAAAGACCATTTCCGGAAAGAAGCGGAAGAAGTCCTGGAATCTCCGGAAGGGAAAGTGAAACTGGCGGAAATCGAACAAAACGCCATGAAGCGGAAATTGAGGCAATATGCAAGAATTGCCACGGCATCATTAATAGAATTGGACAGATTAGATCCGAACATGGAAGGAAAGGTAAGTAAAAAGATCCTGTATGACATCAAAAAGAGAAACGGATTCCTAAGCGAAGAAGAAAAACTCAAAGAAGAAAAAACCGAACAGAAAAAAGCAAAACAAGCCACCATAGAAGAAATTAACGAACTCAAGATAAAACTGCGGAACACAGTAGACGGATTAAAAACGTCACAAGACAGCATGCTTATCTCACCCTATGAACTCAAAGCCCAGGCAAGGGCTTTTCTTTATGGGAAAGAAATCTACAAAGCAACCAACTATAGATGGTGGGCAAGAAAAGCTGCCAGTGAAGGAGAAAAAGCCGCATATTTCCTAAAAAGAGGAAGATGGGAAGAAGCTGCCAGAGCAAAAGGAAGGCAGTCCCGTTTTGCCATGAACGCCCAAGTGGCCCATGAATACGATGACCACGTAAAACATACACTCCACGGGAATCCCAAAGCATCCACAAACACACTGGATAAAGACGGTATGGAGAAGTACGGACTTGTCGGACTCATAAACAGGGCAAGTAAAGCCACAAACAACATAAGAATGCCCGGAAATATAAGATACTTCATTAACCACTTAGCCTACCAATTAGGATTAATCACCACAGATGGAAGGGCGCCCTTGGGTATGGATGGGGAACCGGCACCGTTTGACTGGGCTAACCTCAATAACGAACTGGATCCCACCGCCGCCATGGAAGGAGATAAGCCGGGAGACGCTGTACCGCAATGGATAAAGAAAATCTTTGACGATAATAATCAGACCAACTTGAGAGAACTGACAGTCATAGACTTTGATGAACTTGTCGAAGTATTCAAAAAAATCTACAAAACAGGAAGGAGAGAATACGAAGGCAACACCTTTGTTAATGAGAAAGGAGAAAGCCTTTCCTTTGAAGAAGCCGAAAACATAATAATGGCGGAAATCAAAGCAGAAAAAGAAAATCCGCTTTATAAAAAACTGGCAGAGAAAAAGTGGAAAAAGACCAAAAAAGAAGTGGGAAAATGGGTAGCAGATTTGGCACTTCCGGAAATCATCATAGAACGTATGGGACCAAAGACCTATGACCTGATCTATAAGATGATGGATAAAGCCTTTGCGAAAAAAAGACTCCTGCAAGAACAGGCGGAACTTGAACTGAAAAAAGTCATGAACATCTATGACAGAGAAACATTCAGAAAAATTCGCAATGACAAAATCTATGAGATTAACAAAGTTGACCACAAGCCCATCATGGTGACAAAAGAAACACTTCTCACCATGGCGTTGAACTGGGGAACAGACTCGAATAGAGAAAGAGTAGTGGAAACCTATGGACTGGATCATAGAAACATAGAAAAAATCCTTTTCAAATATTTAAATGATAAAGACTGGGATTTTGTGGAAGCCGTTTGGAAACACATTAATTCGTATTGGCCCGAAAGAAATATCGTGCAGAATAATCTGTACGGGATTCCCTTAGGGAAAGTGCCGGGAAGAAAAATCATTTTACCGGACGGAAGAAAAATCAACGGCATGTACTACCCGATTAAATATGATGCGGACCTTACAAGCAAAACCAAAGACAGAGAAATCAATGACATCATAAGAAAAGACATGCTCGGAAGAACCACATTCAATATCGGGATGGGCTCCACGAAAAGCCGCGCGCAAAGTTCCGGCGGACAGTATCTTAGACAAGACCTTGATGTCTACCTTGACTACATCAATGAATCCATTAACCATATTGCCATGCGTGAAACCACAGCAGACATTTATAAACTTCTCTCCAGGAAAGACCTGGCGGAAGCCATATCACAGAAATACGGAGTCGATGCACATAGAAGACTCCAGAGGTGGGCGTCCGACTGCTGGCATGATCCCGTAGATAAATTGACAGCATGGGAACAACGTCTGAACAGACTGAGACACAATTTCACCATGGCCACCATGGCCTACAGGACATCCACAGCATTGTTGAACTTTGCAAACCTGCCGTTGGTTATGGAAAAAATGGGAGCCTTAAACATGGCAAGAGGACTCTCTGCGATTTACCTTGGCGGTGTGAAAAACTACCGCCAGCAGAGAGACTTCATCCTAAGTAAATCAACGTTCATGAGAGACCGTGCCACAAACATGGATAGAGACCTTGCCCGCGGACTGAAACTCAAAGAAGAACAAGACGTTTCAAAATTAACATCGAAAGCGCATGCTGTGAAAGAAGAAGTAGACCGCTTCGCTTATTCACTCATTTCAGAAACGGACTTTATGCTTTCTCTTCCGGAGTGGATCCAGACCTATAACAATACCATCGCACAGCTGCAAATAGAAAAACCATTTATGACAGTAGCAGAAATGGACGAAGAAGCAGTAAGGCTTGCTGACAAAATGGTAAGAGAAACATTCGGATCGGGAGAAATGAAAGACCGTCCGGAGGTGGTCAAGAGTAGATTGCTTTCGCAACTTCTTCCGTTTTACAGCTTTACATCATTAGTAATGAACCAATTCATCCGAGGGGGATATGACATTGTAGACGGAAGAGGACCGCTGAAACTCATGCGGGCAATGCTCTTTTGGTATATCCTTGGATCCGTATTTGAAGGTGCCCTTCGTTCATTGGTGGATAGTGCAACGGGAAATGATAAATACTCCTTCCTGCAGAGACAGGGATATTCCTTTGCGTCAAACGGACCTATCGGTGGTATACCGGTCGCAAGAGAAGTAATCCCCGGTCTCTACTCACTATTCGCGGGAATGTACAGTGACGGAGGAAAAATGAGCGTCACCGGACTAAACATCTTTGAAGATGTCTTCCAAACCGCCATGGCAATAAAATCTGACAAAAAAGACTGGATAGATGTAGGACAGGCGGGAACAAAAGTATTCAATAAAGTAACAGGACTTTCCGATACATTAACCGATGCACTATGGGCGATAGCGCGTCTCACCGTTACAGATACAGACGCCACAGCCTGGGAAGCCCTGTTTTCAATCATATTCGATAGAAAGATAAAAAAGAAAGGAGAGAATAAATGATACAACAGACTGTAGTCAGAGTTGTGTATAAAGGTGATGGCGTGACAAAGGAATTTCCTATCCCTTTTCCGGTGTTGTCCAGAGAATTTATAGTTGTGTGTTTATCAGACAAAAACGGGAACGAAAAAACGCTTAACAAAGACTACTATGTGGATATGGATAAGCGCGTGGTTCTATATCCGGGATATGTAAACGGACAAGAACCGGCAGAAGCAGAACAACCACCCGTGCTGCAAACAGGGGAAAAAATTGTTATTTACAGGAACACTCAAGTGTCACAGCTTGTATCACTTGGGCATAAATGGCCGTTTGAAGTGTGTGAAAAAGCACTTGATAAACTTACCATGATTGAACAAGAGAACAAGGAATCCATTGCAAGAACCGTCCGCTTGGCAGGAACGACTGAAAATGTAAGATTAATACTGCCTCTGCCGGAGAAAGAAACCGCCATAGGCTGGTCGGATGATGAAAAGAGTATAATTAATATCCCAGTCAAGCAATGGCAGAAAGAAGCAGCCCAGGCGGCGGGAGAAGCCAAAGGGTATTCTGATGCAGCCGCTGTGGTTGAGGAGAGTGTTAGAAATCACCAAAGAAAAGCAGAGGAACAAGCAGAACTTGCAAGAAAATGGGCGGAAAATGAAACATCCCCTGATAATCAGGATGATGAAGAAAGTATCACGGGAAAAACAAGAAGTTCCAAAGCTTGGGCTGTAGAAGCAAGAACAGAAAAAGATAGGGCGGAAAGTGAAGCCCAAAAAGCAAAAGTGGAAGCAGATAGAGCGTTGGCAAATTCCACGAGAGCCGAAAAACTAAAAACACAGGCGCAAGAAGAAGCAGAGAAGGCAAGAAGAGCAGCAGATGAAGCCAA